AAGGGCGAACGAATTTTATCAGTCGCATCGTGAGGAGATGGACCGCGGTGCAGTTGTCGCCTGGCCAGAGCGTTTCAATCATGACGAGCTGTCGGCGGTCCAGCATGCCATGAATCTGTGGCTTCGTGATGACCGCTCATTCCAAGCCGAGTATCAAAACACACCGGTACTCGACAACGCAGGCATAGAGGAATACCACCTGAATGCATCGCTACTATCCAAACGTTTGAGCATGCAGCCGCGCGGTGTGGTGCCGGCTGGTTGCACTACATTGACTGCTTTCATCGACTCGCATCAGAATGCAATCTACTACCTAGTCTGTGCTTGGACTGAGACTTTCGATGGCTATGTGATCGACTACGGAACGACTCCAGAGCAGTCGGTTAGCTACTTCTCGCTACGAGAGATTCCGGTGACACTGCAGTCGTATTACAACACGAATTCTGTGGAGACGATGGTATCGCGTGGCGTTGCTGAGACAATCGAAAAGCTGATGTCGAGGTCATACCCAGTGACTGATAGTGATGCCACGCTGAGGATTGATCGTTGTCTCGTGGACGCAAGCTGGGGCGCTATGACGGATGTCGTGTACAAGACTTGTAAGGATAGCGTTTACGCTGCATCAGTTTTTCCATCGCATGGCAAGTATGTTGGGGCATCGTCTAGGCCTATGAACGAATGGTCGAAAGGCGGCGCGGTGCGTGTGGGACTACACTGGCGAATTCATCTGCGAGAGCGTGGCATTCGGCATGTTGTTTTTGACACGAATTTTTGGAAGTCGTTCGTTTACGCACGCCTGGTGACAGACCGTGGCCAGTCTGGTACGCTCTTCATATTTGGGACCAATGCTGCGGCGCATCGGCTGTTTTTCGATCACCTGCTTGCCGAGTATTTCGTTCCAGTCGAGTCGCGAGGCAGAATCGTCAACGAATGGAAACTACGGGCTAGCAACGATGACAATCACTGGTGGGACTGTCTGGTGGGCGCCGCAGTGGCCGCGTCGATACAAGGCGTCTCACTGCCAGAGCATGCCGAAAAGAGGAAGCGCGAAAAAGTAAACTTTGCCCAGTGGCAACGTGAAGCCAGGGCCAAGTATTTGAGGGCATATGCGCAGTGATGACAAACGCAAGGCGCGCCGGCAGTATGGCATCGAATGCCCGAAGTGCGGTTGTGTCGATAGCAGAGTTTACTATGTGCGGCGGCGGTACCGTTGCATCATTCGCGTTCGCATTTGTCGCGCCTGTGCGAGGCGCTGGGTTACTGTTGAGAGGGCGCCGGGGTTGAATTGATTCCACAGATGGAATCAATTCAACCCCGTGCTACTCGGAGCTAAAAATGCAATGCGCTAAAATTCGTCTTAGTGATGAGGAGATACGGCTATGCCTGATGACAGCAGTAATAATCTTGAGCAGACGATTCGGCAAGCTGCTAGTGAGGTGAGCGAAGTAACGACTTCGCTGGGCACAGTGAGGCAGCGCACGCTTCAGGAGTTGATTGAAGCGGATAGATATTTGCGTTCGCTTGAGGTTGGCAAAAAGCCGGCGCGTGCGCTCAAATTTATTCGCTTGATCCCAGACGGTGCAGTATGATTGGCTGGCTTAGGAAACTACTTGGAGCGAACAGGCGCAAGCCTGCCAGGTTTGTGCGTGTGCCGTTTAGTGTTCGAGCCAACTATGACGCCGCCATGACGACGGATGAGAACCGTCGGCATTGGGCGAATGCTGACTACTTGTCAGCGAATGCGCTGAATTCCCCCGATGTTCGCAGTACTTTGCGTTCACGTGCCCGTTACGAGGTGGCGAATAACTGCTATGCTTTTGGCATAGTGATGACAAAAGCCAATCATATCGTGGGCACCGGACCGCGACTGCAGGTTCGATTCGAGTCAAAGCTACTCGCAGAGCAGATTGAGACAGCGTTTCGGCGTTGGTATGATCGGGTAGGCCTGGCCGAAAAAGTTTGGACGGCCACGGTGGCCAAAATTCAAGATGGCGAGTCGTTTTTGATTGCGGTCACCAACCCATTTATTGCAACCGATGGCGTGCAGTTGGACTACCGACTGGTCGAATGCGACCAAGTTACGACACCGTACTGGTCGCCTACGCCTGAGCAGCCAGTCGATGGCGTCGTTTTCGATGCCTATGGCAATGTTCAGGCCTATCACGTACTGAAGGAACACCCTGGCGATGTCATGCTGATGGCGAACCGGTTCGATTATGATGTCGTACCGGCTGAGCAGGTGATTCACATTTACACGAAGTATCGCCCTGGCCAGGCGCGTGGTATTCCAGAGATTACGCCGGCGTTGCCACTGTTTGCGCAATTACGTCGCTACACGTTGGCCGTGCTTTCGGCGGCTGAGACAGCGGCAGACTTTGCTGGTATCCTTTACACTGACGCACCGCCTGGTGGCGAAGCCATTGAGGCAGAGGAATGGATACCGGTCGAGCTGGAACGGCGCATGCTGGTCACTATGCCAGCCGGCTGGAAAATGGAGCAACTGCATGTCGAACAGCCATCGACAACGTATGGCGATTTCAAGAGGCAATTACTTTCAGAGATCGCGCGCTGTCTCAACATGCCCTATAACGTTGCGGCCTGCGATAGCAGCAACCACAATTTTTCGTCGGGTCGGCTCGACATGTCGAGTTACTTTCGTTCCATTGCCATCGAGCAGGCCAACCTGCGCCGCACTGTTTTGGACCGCATTTTTTACACGTGGCTGCGAGAGTATCTACTGGCCAATGCTCTGCCGTTGACACTGGAGAATGGGATCGAAACGGCGTGGTTCTGGGACACTATGCCGGCTATCGATCCGGTAAAGGAAGCGCAGGCGATTGAGATTCGACTGCGTACTGGAACGACCACGTTGGCGCAGGAGTATGCGGCGCAGGGACTGGACTGGGAAGAGGCGCTACGCCAGCGTGCGCGTGAAGTCGAACTGATGCGCGAGTTGGGATTGCCGGTGACAACGGATGCCGGTTCAAAAGATTCGCCTAGTCCTGATATTTCTGAGGGGAAACCGGAGGGCTTAGACGATGAAGAGGTTCCTGCTAACGTCTGAAGACTTACGTATTCGTTTCGCTTCGCCTGACGACGAAGAAAAAGATGACGAAGAGGAGACTGCCAATGCCCAAGACGACGAAGAAGATGATGACGAAGAAAAAGATGAAGATGTCGATGCCCAAGACGACGAAGAAGATGACGATGAAAAAGACAAAGACGAAGATGTCGGCGCCCAAGATGAGAACGACGAAGAAAAAGACGACGAAGAAGATGACGATGCCCAAGACGACGAAGAAGATGACGATGAAGAAGACAAAGACGAAGATGTCGATGCCCAAGACGACGAAGAAGATGATGACGACGAAGAAAAGCCAGAGCAGGCTTCAGGCAGTATGCCACGATTCCGTATGCTTGCCTATACCGGTGGAAAAATTCGAGTATCGGGATGGCAGCATCCTGTAGTTGTGGACCTGGCAGGCCTGGAGGTTCCGAGTCAGAGAATTCCGGTTCGATTCAATCACGATCCGAACAGTGGTATCGGACATACCACGAAGATCGCCATTGTGAAGTCGGCGCTGGTCGCTGAGGGTGTAATTTCGCGATCGACTGCCGCAGCGATGGAAGTAATTGAGTCGGCGAAAAAAGGATTTCCCTGGCAGGCGTCGGTTGGCCTGTCGGTTGAGGACTACGAAGAGATCGACGAAGACGAAAAGGTTGATGTCAACGGATCAAAGTTTACAGGACCGTTGATCGTAATCTCGCGATCGGTTTTGGACGAGATCAGTTTCGTGGACTTGGGCGCTGATCGAAACACCACGATTTCAGTGGCTGCGAAAAGGAGTATCACGATGAAAACGAATGCACGATCGACTGGTAAAAATGGGACTTCGGCGCGGGCTGTTATTGCACGCGCCAAAGCAGAGCGGCGGCGCTTGGCTGCAATTCGCGCTTTAGTCGAAGAGGCAGCGTCGAGTCGATATGTTGACATCGAGTTGCTGGAACGCATTGCTGCGCGTGCTGAGGATGAAGGCTGGGACGTGCAGCGAACAGAATTGGAGATTTTGCGCGCTACTCGGCCACGGATCAAGGAGATTGGCCAGCGTCAGAAGACTTACACGCCTGCGGTGATCGAGGCGGCGTTGTGTCTGTCGTGTGGTGTTTCGGATAAACGGTTAGCTAAGGATCGTGATTACGGCGAGAAAGTTGTCGAACAGGCATGGCCATTGCGACGGCGCGGCTTGCTGGGTATGCTCTCGCTGGCATTGGAGGCGGCGGGCGTGCGGGTTCCTTACAACCCCAACGAGTTGTATGACACAATCGTTCAGATGCAGCGCTCGCCCAGCCTGCAAGCGGCTGGCTTCTCGTCGATCAACCTGCCTGGCATTCTCGGCAATGTCGCCAACAAGATACTACTTGAGGCGTTCACGGATCAGCCAGTCACCTATGATCAGATCGCCGCGATTGAGGACTTCTCGAATTTCCAGGTTCATAACATCTATCGCCTGGACGCTACGGGATCGTTTGTACGTGTGCCGCATGACGGCGAGCTGCCTCATGGGCAACTGGTCGAGTCGGCCTACACGAACAAGCTGGACACCTATGGCATGATGTTGACAATTACGCGCCAACAGATCGTCAACGATGACCTGGGCGCGTTCAAGTCGTTGATCGCTCAGCTAGGCCGTCGCGCTCGCATTGCTCTGGAGCGTGCTTTGTACAACGTTGTGATGGAGGCGACTGATAATTTCTACAGCGCAGCGAATGGCAATCGGTTGACATCGGCACCGTTGAGCATTGATTCGATCAGTCGCGCTCGCGCAGCGCTATCCAAGATGCTGGACGCCAACGGTGATCCGCTGGCAATCGAGGGTCAGTACCTGCTGGTGCCGCCAGAGTTGGAGCCGCTGGCATTGCAGATTTATACTTCGATGACGCTAAACGTAA